TCTTTCTCTGCTGGTTCGCACTTTCAACAAAACACAAAATGAACAAATACATCGTATGCTACGGAGATGAAGTCGTTGAGCTTGCTGCCAGCGGCTTGAACAAAACACAAGCAATCGCCAAAGCTCAAGAGCTAGGAAGCGAAGGGCACTTCCATGTCCGTGTCAGGCTGGAAGACCCGCACCATCCTACTTGGCCTTTTAACTTTGACCTTAGAGAAAAAGAAGATGAGCAATCAAACGTCAGCAATTAGACCTAGCTGGGATACGTGGTTCATGGGATTAGCGGCTGTAATCGCCGCACGTAGCGAAGACCCGCACCAGAAGGTAGGGTGCATCGCAGTTCGCAGGGACTTGAGCGTTGTCGGTATTGGTTACAACGGAGTTCCGTCCGGTCTGGAAATTGATTGGTCAGGTCGGGACGAACGGCGACCTTTGGTTATCCATGCCGAGGCCAACGCCTTGCGCTATGCCAAACCAGACGAAGTAATGTGCCTTTACGTTACTCTTCCTCCGTGCCCAGCGTGTCTGACCCTTATCGCGTCCTACCGAATCCCAGCAGTCAGGGCCATGTGTCCAGCGGAACGAACAGGCGACCTTATGGTGTCGATGGAGATAGCACAGAAGCTAGGTATACAACTAAGCACTTCAGTTCCTCATGGATCAACAGGCTTTAATTGAAAACCAGCAGATTGAGGATGGTCGTCAACGGTTCTGGAAAAAAATCCAAAACTACGTAAACCTTGGCGAAACCAGCAAAGCTCAGTGGGGGGTAGATATGCTCAGCCAAGCTGTTCCTATTTACGCCAAGGCTTTGCATTCATGGGTTCAGGATAAGCGGACAAAGAAAGCAGCTAATTACTCTTTGTTTGTCTGGATATCCGATCTGCTTCCTGAGCAAACAAACACAATGGCTTTCTTGGGAGCCAAGGAGATCATCAACGGAGTAAGTCAAGGCGAGGCGTTTACTTCCTTGGCTATTAGCGTGGCTAACTCCCTAGAGCTGGAAATCCTGTGCCGCAAAGCCAAGAAGCAAATAGGCTCCGTGGAGTGGAGACACATCAGCCAAGCTATTCAGGACAACAACTTCTCGGATAAGCATAAAGACGAAGAGTTCCGGAAAACAGTTTACCGCTCAGGGTTTGAGCCGTTCTTATCTCTGAAAGCCAAAGTTCAAATAGGAACCGTCATGCTCCATCTGTTCAAAGGCAGCACCGGAATCATCGACTTCACCAACCTACGTTCCGGAAACAACAAGATGAAAACATTTGTAACTCTTTCTGATGAAGCACGTTATTGGGTAGAGGCACACACCGGACACTTTGAGATTATGCGGCCTGTCCGCTATCCAATGATCCAGCCTCCGCAGCCGTGGCAACCGAAGACATTGTTTTCCGGTGGATATAATGACGACAGAGTAAAGCTTCCGCTTCTGAAGTCCCACAACAGATTACACAAGAAGCTTGCTACCGAGGTAGAAATGCCTGTGGTCATCAACGCAGTCAACGCACTACAAAGCGTTCCGTGGCGTGTTAACAAAGAAGTCCTCAACGTGGTCGAATCTTACTTCAGCGAGAAGCGATCCATCAACGATGTGCTTCCCTTTCACGGTTTGCAGGACTTGCCGCCCAAGCCGCACGACATTGCGACAAACGAAATAAGCAGACGAGAATGGAGACGCAAAGCTCAGTCTGTGTATCAGCAAAACTACAAGAACAAATCCAAGTTCCTGCTGATTGCCAAAATCCTCCAGACCGCTAGGCAATTCAGCCAGCACGACAACCTTTATTTCCCCTGTCAGTTGGATTTCAGAGGCCGGATGTATTACAGCAACGAGGTTTTGCATCCGCAGGGTAATGACTTGTCGCGTGGGCTTCTTGAGTTCAGCAGGGTCAAGGAGATCGAAACGGAAGAGGATGCCAACTGGCTAAGGATTAGCGGAGCCAACAAATTCGGTATTGATAAAGTCACGTTTGACCTCCGGATAAAGTGGGTCAACAACAACCAAGAGAAGATCAAACAAGTAGCCAGCGATCCCGCACAGTTTGATTGGTGGACACAAGCCGACAAGCCTTGGCAGTTCTTGGCGTGGTGCTTTGACTACGCTCGCTTCCTCAACCAAGGCTACGGATACCTTTCTCGCCTTCCGTGCAGTCTCGACGGAACAAACAACGGCTTGCAGATTCTTTCCATCCTTACCGGAGATAAGCGGACAGCCGAGCTTACCAACGTCATTCCTAGCGATTACCCAAACGATGTGTATGACGTTGTGCGGAAGCGTGTGATAGAGCTTTTGTTGGCTGATGGAAGCGACATGGCTGTTCGCTTGATCAAATCCAAGCTCGTCCGCAGGGAAGTGATTAAAGTTCCGGTGATGGCTTTGCCCTACGGAATAAAGCCCCACGGAGCTATGGAAGCAGTTGATGCTGCGTTCCGTAAGATCAGCTTCAACGAGCCGCAGACGTTTGAAGAGCTACCGGAAAACATGAGGAGAGATGCAGCTTTGTATCTTACCAAAGTCATAAAAGAAGCAATCGGTCAGTTGTTGGCTGAGCCGTTGAAGTGCATGGAATGGCTCAAGCAAATCAGCCGTGTTGTTGCTGAGTCCGGACAGCCTGTTCGCTGGGTAACTCCGAGTGGATTTCCTGTTTGTGCCGCTTACATCAAAACACGAGAGATCACGGTGTCTACTCGTCTTGACTCAAAGCTCATAGACAACCGTTGTGTGGTTGAAGAAACAAAGCAACTGAACGACAAGGCAATCATCCGCGCCATCAGTGCCAACTTTGTTCACAGCTTGGATGCCAGCATTGCTCACCTTGTATGCTGCGAAGCGCAAAAACATTCGATGGATTTTGCAATAGTCCACGATTGTTTTGTCGCTCACGCTTCCGAGTTGGCTAAACTTGCGGACATTGTAAAGTCTACTTACGTGTCGGTATTTGCTGAAAATCAACTACTTACGTTTTACAAGCAACTAACGTGCCAAAATTCAAAAGTATCTGAAAATAAATTTTTCGATGTCCGCGATTTTCCCATTGACCTAATCAAGCAATCTCCCTACTTTCTCTCCTAGCCAGCGAGGAGTTGGCTTTTTTAAAAATGACTAATAAACCTAAGTTCCTGCGTCTCGTCAGCCCTAAAGGGGTGGCTGTGTATCCGAGACTTAACACCCCTTCCACTAAGTTCAAGGAAGAGGGAGAGTATAGCGTCAAGCTGACTGTTCCCGCCAACGAAGCTGTTGGATATCTTGAGCAGATCAAGGCAGTGGCTCGTGAGTTCTATAAAGAGCAGTGCAGTCTCCTTAAAAAAGAGAAGCTCAAAGTTCATGCGTTCCCTTGGGAAGAAGATGGTGATAAGGTCACCATTAAGTTCTCCAATGTTGCCAAGATCACCGCGAAAAACGGTCAGAGTTATGACCTGAAAGTGGCGTTGCTGGATAGCAAAGGAAGCCCGATCACCGACCTTATTGGTGCGGGTTCGATCCTGAAAGTTGCGGCTGAAGTTAAGCCGTGGTATGTCCCTGCCCTTGGGGTTGGAGTGTCCCTCCGTCTCCGTGCGGTTCAGGTCATCGACTTGAAGGCTCCTACCCAACTGGTCAGTGCCCAACAATTCGGTTTCAGCACCGAAGAGGAAGGCTACGTGTCCGGAGGGGAATCCTTTGATGATTCGGTGTTTGGCAAGCCCACTGAACAAGAACCCTCAACAGGAGAACCTGTTTCCTCTGGTGAGGAGTTCTAAACCGAAGTTTCGCTCAAAGCTGGAAGGTGTGGTCGCTCGTCAATTAGCGGGTAGCACAGGCTTCCAATATGAGGGGAAAAAGCTGGCTTACGAAGTCCAAGAAACAAGACACTACATTCCAGACTTCATACTTCAGAATGGGATTTACATTGAAGTAAAGGGTTACCTGAGAGCCACTGATCGAAAAAAGCTTACCCTAGTTAAGAAGCAACATCCTCATATTGACTTGCGGCTCATCTTCCAGCGAGCGAGCAATCGGATTCACAAAAAATCGAAAACAACATACGCAGATTGGGCAACCAAAAATGGATTCATTTACGCAGATAACGGACGAGTCCCTAGATCATGGATCGTCAACGCTAGTTAGTCACGGCCCTTGCTTGTCCTGCGGGTCAAGCGATGCCAACGCTCTTTATTCAGACGGACACGAGTTTTGTTTTTCGTGCAAGGCTTACAAGCACGGAGATGGAAACACTCAATATACAAAAATGACAAACGAAACACAACAATTCAGCTTTTCGCCTGTCTTGGGTGAGGTTAAACCTCTTGCCAAAAGACAGATCAACGAGGAAACGGCTCGCAAATGGGATTACCAAGTCGGGCTTTATAACAATCAGCCTGTCCAGATCGCAAACTACCGTGATATGCAGGGCCAGATTGTTGCCCAAAAACTGCGGTTCCCTAACAAGGAGTTCCTTATTAAGGGGGATGCTACAAAGATGGGGCTGTTTGGTCAGCACTTGTGGCGTGATGGGGGCAAGATGCTTGTCATCACCGAGGGGGAGATTGACGCTCTGAGCGTTAGTCAGGTTCAGCAAAACAAGTGGCCTGTTGTTTCCGTTCCTAACGGAGCACAAGCTGCGCTTAAAGCCGTAAAGCAAAACATCGAATACATTGATCAGTTTGAGACTGTCGTATTCATGTTTGACAACGATGATCACGGAATCAAAGCAGCCAAGGAGTGTGCTTCAATCTTGAAGCCGAACCGCGCTCGTATTGCTGTCCTTGAGGCTAAGGATGCCAGCGACCTCCTTACGTCCGGTAACGGTGCTGCCATTATTGACGCTATTTGGAAAGCCAAGAGCTTCCGTCCTGATGGCATCGTGGACGCACAGCAAATGTGGGATGCGCTCGTTAACGCCCCGAAGATGGAGTCTCTTCCGTATCCTTGGATCGGTCTTAACGACATGACACGAGGGTTGCGGAGAGGCGAGCTAGTCACACTTACCGCTGGCTCCGGTATCGGGAAAAGCCAAGTGTGCCGAGAGATTGCTCACTGGCTGGTTCAATCAGGCCAAGCTGTCGGATACATTGCCCTTGAGGAAAGCGTCCGTAGGACTGTGCTGGGTATGCTTGGCATCCATCTTAACAAGCCGCTACATCTTGAGATGTCGGTCAACGAAGAGCAGCTTAAAGAAGCGTTTGACGAGATTATCGGGGGAGGAAAGTTCTACACCTATGATCATTTCGGTTCCATAGAGTCCAGCAACTTGCTTAACCGAATACGTTACATGGTTCACGGATGCGGATGCAACTGGATACTTCTTGATCACCTTAGCATTGTGGTCAGTGCTTTCGGGGAGGGAGACGAGCGTAGGCTTATTGATTCCGTCATGACCAAGCTCCGGTCTTTGGTCGAAGAGCTTAAAATAGGGGTTATCCTTGTCAGTCACCTTAAACGTCCTGATGGCCGTGGTCACGAAGAGGGAGCGGCTACGTCTCTATCACAACTGCGCGGTT